GCAACACCCTCCAGAACACCGGGTTTATCCCGGAAATTTGGTCGGGCAAGCTGGTCGAGAAGTTCTATGCCAGCACGGTGCTGGCTGCGATCTCGAATACCGATTACGAAGGCGAGATCAAGAACAAAGGCGACCGCGTGAAAATCCGCACGAAGCCGTCCATCACCATCCACGACTATACCGCCGACAGCCTGCTTGGGCTCGATCGCCCGACTAGCGGCACCGTGGAGCTGTATATCGGTTCCGGCAAATACTTCTCGCTCATCCTCGATGACGTGATGGAAATTCAGTCCGACCTGAATATCCTCTCCATGTGGTCGGACGATGCGGCGCAACAGCTCAAGATCACCATTGATCGTGACGTTCTCCAGGGTCTGGTTAACGGCGCGGCTGTGACGGTCAACCGCGGCACCGCGGCTGGCTTGATCTCGGGCAGCATCAATCTGGGCGCCGGTGGCACCCCGCTCTCGGTCGTGGGCCGCAACCCCGGCTCCGGTGACGTGGAACTCCTGGACGTGCTTATGCGTCTAGGCCAGGTCCTGGACGAGCAGAACATTCCGGAGGAGGGCCGTTGGGTCGTCATGCCGGCGTGGGCTGGTCGCATGATCAAACAGTCCGAACTTCGCCAGGCGTACTTGTCTGGTGACACCGTTTCGATGCTGCGGAACGGCCGCCTCGGCATGGTCGATCGGTTCACGATCTACGTGTCGAACTTGCTGCCGAACAACAACACGGACAGCGCCGACTTCGCTTCGGGTGAATGGCCAATCTACGCCGGCCACGCCCACGGCCTGACGTTCGCCTCGCAGATCAGTAAGGTGGAAACGCTCCGGTCCGAGCTGACCTTTGGCCAAATCCTGCGCGGATTGCAGGTCTATGGGTTCCAAATCGTGGACCCGAAGGCCCTGGCCGAGGCCCGCGTCCACCCCAATTCCTAAGTGAATTGGTTTGAAAATTAAGAGCGGCGGGGGTTGATTTCCCCGCCGCTTTCGTATATATAATCAATATGACAAAAGAAGATAATCACCGAACTAAAGAGCGACTGCGTAGCGCTGCTTATTATCGGGCCAACAAGGAAGCGTGTAATGCTCGAAGTCGCGCCTGGCACGCCGCTCATAAAGACCAAGCGATAACTCGCGCCGCGGCGTGGAATAAAGCCAACCCGGAAAAGCGACGATTAAGCGTTCGCAAATGTACTTATAAAAAATATGGTACAACGCCCGACGCGGTTGAAGCTATTTTCCTTGCTCAAGGAGGCGCGTGTGCTTGTTGTAAGCGACTTACGCCTGGACATAAACACGGTTGGCAGGTTCATCATTTACATCAAAAAGGCTCTGGCGTTGTGATATTGTGCGCAAAATGTAACCGGGGGTCTAGTTTGTTTTTTGACGATCCGGCGCTATTATCTCGAATGGCGGAACTCAATTTGGCGCTAACTGTTCGTTAAGGTGTCTCTCCTACGCTATTGGGACCAGCCTGGGGTCCCAAATGTCTACTTTAGAAGTGGTTTCCGACTATATTACCGATATCCGGACCCTCCTTCAGGATGTGATCCAGCCGTACCGGTATGACGATCCTTCTTTGCTGACCGCTTTCAATGTGAGCTTGCTCGAAGCGCGGCGCCTGCGCCCCGATCTGTTCGTGTATATGCATCACGAAAAAGTTCCCAGCTTCAAAGTTGTGGATACTTCCCAAGTCAATATCGAGCCGCCATTCCGGTTGGCGTTCGTTTATGGGAGCGCTTCTCACGCGCTCGCGCGCGACCAGGAAGACGTGCAGGATGCCCGAGCAACTTCGTTCATGGCTACGTTCACTGAAATGTTGACCGGCGTTAAACCGACCCCGGTTCAGGGCGGCACGCCAGGCGGTGGAGTTCGTCAATGAGCGCGCGTCAAGCCGATCTCGATCATCTGCTCGATCAAGCACGCACCAAATTGCCGGGCTCGTCTGATGCTGGCATAAAGGGCGAACTGTTCGACGTGTTCCATGAGTTCTTCAACGACTCCGACAGTTGGGCGGAAACACTTTCCATGCCTGTCGTGCCGGGCTCGGTGGACTACAACATTGTGCCAAATGGCGGACAGATTATTCGGCTCGGCGGCGTTCTCGACCCAAATCTAGTTCCTGTGCCAGCTCTCATGCCGGAAGTTGGTGTCGTGCATCTGATGAACGGCGTGAATATCGCGCAGACCTATTCGGTGATCATCGTCAAGAATGTGAAGTTCCCTACCGACAAGCACGCGATCCCGGACGTGCCTGACTGGGTTCTGCCGCTGTTCGGTCGCACCATTCTCAGCGGACTGCTCGGCAAGATGAAGGGGCAGATGAACAAATCCTACTCGGATAAAGCTGGAAGCGTGTTTGATCTCGGGCAATTCAAGGATGGCATAGCACTAGCGAAAGTTGCCACGTTCCGCCGTAACTCGATCGGATCACAGGCTTGGAATTTCCCGCAGACGTATAAGACCCGTAATCAACGCGGCGGTGTTTCTGTAGGAAATCCTGTCCAATTTTGAGGAATGAACCATGTTGACCGCGGCCAAAGTAAATATCGAGTGGGCTAATAATGCGACAGCTGAAGATGCCTTCATGTTTGGCACCGCGGGCGATACGTCATGGAGCTTCAGCGGCCAGACATTCAAGATGGATATCAAGGCCAACAAATATGATGTGACGCCGATTATTACTTTCACGTCCGCAGGCGGGACGATTGTTGTCGATGATGTGGTGCAGCGTATCCTTCACTTCAATGTGCCGGATGCAACGATCCAAGCTTCGTTGCCGATTGCTGAATATCAGTATGATCTGATCATGATCGACGGATCAACACCGGCCATTCGCGTGCCGCTAATGCGCGGCGAGATCAAAGTACGCCAAGGCGTAACGGAGAACTAACATGCCTGTCACCGACATTTCGCCGTCGCCTGTTTCGGCTCTACCAATCGTTCTGATTGGTGGTCCTACAGGTCCGTCTGGAGGCCCGACTGGTAATACCGGTCCGACTGGTCCTGGTCCTACGGGCGCTACTGGTGCGACTGGCGTTGGTCCAACCGGCGCCGGCGCGACTGGCCCGACTGGCTTCAATGGCCCTACTGGTGCCACAGGAGCAACCGGTCCTGCCGGCAATGATGGATCGCCTGGTATTCAGGGCGATAGTGGTATCGGGGGCGCCACGGGTCCTACTGGCCCTGGCACTGGCAATACCGGCGACACTGGTCCAACTGGCCCTGGTGGTGGTCCGACTGGTCCGCAAGGCGGCTGGAATAACTGGACCGGCTCAATTTCGCGCGCATCGAAGCTCACATCTACGGCGACTACCGAGGAGTGCGCGCAAGCGATCATGGGCTTGATCAATGACCTGATCAAGTCTGGCACAATCGGCTACTAAAGGTGAACCGTGGAAAAAACTGAAGTAGTTCGTGTGTCACCTGAACAATCCGTCTTTCTTGTTCCACTAGACCCTGCTGATCCCCGCGTGACAAGGTTGCAAGGTCATCTGGAGGGGCAGGAGGGAAACTTGCGGTTCGAAGCACCCGACCCGAATAACCGGTTCGAGGCAGCCAACACGACCAGTTCGAGGGTTGAAGTCTACAAAGAGAATTAAGATGTTGCTGGGTAAACGCGTACAGCTCGTTGGCGATCGAACGCGGTATGAAATTGACTGCGACGAATGGCTTGCGCCCGGCGAAACTCTTGTCTCTGTCATTTATACGGTCGATCTCGGTACTGCCACTGTCGATACCACGTCGATCGAGGGCGGCCACAAAGCTGTGTTCTTTTTGAACGGCGGTAATCTTGGCGACCAGTTCAACGTCATTGCCGAGTTCACTACGTCCTTCTCCCAGGTTCGAACGGATCACATTGCGTTTGGCATCAGCACGAACGGCGACTATGCGTTCTCTGCCAGCAATGATGCGCTCATGCTCTCGATCGTTGGTCCGACCGGCGCGCGCGGTGCGAGTGGTCCAACCGGGGCCGCTTCTGGATTGACCGGCAACGATGGCCCAACAGGCTACACCGGACCGACTGGTAACACGGGACCGAGTGGCAATACTGGCCCGACTGGTAACACTGGCCCTACTGGATCACAAGGCAGCACCGGAAGCGGCGGCGCGGCGGGCGCTACTGGCAACACCGGTCCGACTGGTGTGGGTTCGACTGGCCCAACTGGCAACGATGGCACTGCCGGCGTAACAGGCCCTACTGGGTTCGATGGGACGCTGGGTGGTACTGGTCCGACTGGTGCAGGTTCGACCGGTCCAACTGGCGACACTGGTGGCGCTGGCTCACCGGGATCGCCGGGCTCGCCTGGATCACCGGGATCGCCTGGCGCTACCGGAAGCACCGGACCGACTGGTATCAAGGGCGACACCGGCAGCGGCGGCGCGGCGGGCGCTACTGGCAACACCGGGCCAACTGGATCAAAGGGCGATACCGGTACTGGCGGCGGCGCGGGTGCCACCGGCAACACCGGGCCGACTGGAACAAAGGGCGACACCGGTAGCGGTGGTGGCGCTGGCGCGACCGGTAACACCGGGCCGACTGGAACAAAGGGCGACACCGGTAGTGGTGGTGGCGCTGGCGCGACCGGTAACACCGGGCCGACTGGATCAAAGGGCGACACCGGCACTGGTGGCTCGCAAGGCGCGACCGGAAACACCGGACCGACTGGATCAAAGGGCGACACCGGCACTGGTGGCTCGCAAGGCGCGACCGGAAACACCGGACCAACTGGCGCGAAGGGCGATACCGGTAACGCGGGCTCAGGCGGTGCGCAAGGTGCGACCGGCAACACCGGACCAACTGGTGCTGCTAGTACGGTAGTCGGGCCAACCGGCAACACCGGACCTACTGGGCCAAACAACGGTATCACTGGCAACACTGGTCCGACAGGTGCAGCGGGCAGCGGCGGTGCAGCGGGCGCGACCGGCAACACCGGGCCGACCGGCGCAGGCGCTACTGGCAACACTGGACCAACGGGTACAGCGGGCGGCGGCGGTGGCGGCTCTGGCGTTTCTTGGCCATCCTCGATCCAAGCTAAGGGCGACATAGCTTATACGCTTGTGCTTGGCGACGCGGGAACCATGTTGAATTTTTCATACGTCTCGAGTGCCCGTGTTTGTACGATACCACCGTACTCCTCGGTTGCCTTTCCCGTAGGTACTGTAGTTTGGGGGTCTGCTATAGCGGGCACCACGGGTGCCGGCACTTGGACGGCAGGCGCGGGTGTTACGCTTTACGGTAGCCCGGTTTTTAGTTTTGGCTCTAGCAGCACCTTCAAAATTCGAAAGATCGTACAGCAAGCACAAGATATCTGGGTTGTTATGTAATCCAAAACAGGAGGATACAATGTTGCTCGCAAAACGCCTGCACACAGTCGGGAACCGACGCCGATACCGGATCAATTATTCGGAATGGCTCGATGAAGGTGTCACGGTGGACACAGCTACGGTGGTATCCTCGTCCGCAACTGCGACGATCGATGATGTATCGGTGGAGGGGTCCAAGGTTGTTTTCTTCGTGAACGGTGGCTTGCTAAATGAGACGTTTACGGCTACTGTGACCATGACCGACTCCAAAACCGGAGTTAAGATAGATCATTTGGAGTTTTTTGTGGTGGCGCCATGAGGGTACGGTCGGAGCAGACAAAGGAACGGGACCGCAAAAGGAGCCGGGAGCGCTATGCTTCCGATCCTGCGTTTCGGGCTGCAAACAATCAACATTCGACTGACTGGTACAATAAGAACCGAGAAAAAGTCCTCGCTACGTTAAAACAAGCTTATAGGGCCGACCGTACAAAATATATTGAAAAGAGCGGATATCAGCGCCGAAAGCTTCGTGATTATTTGGTAGAAGCCCAAGGGGGCCGGTGTGCCGCCTGCGGTAGCCTTAAATCGCGCCATAAATGGGGTTGGCAAATTCACCACCTACACCAACCTAAAACTGACTACGTTGTGCTGTGTGCAAAGTGTAATCGGGGGTCTAGCCTGTTTGCCGATGACCCAGCTCTCCTCCGTAAAATGGCAGATATTAACGAAGCTTTAGCTACTATCGTGTGAAGTAAGCCGAAACCGACTTTTTCGTCGTTGCACCATGAGGAGCTTGTTATGGCTACGATCTTTCTTGTGCTGGCGATTTTCACCATTACCGGGCAACCGGTGACGGCGGCTCTCTACAACGAGAAGTCGTACCTGTCAAAGGACGGCTGTCAAAAGGCGCAGCCCGAAGTGGTGGCAACCCTCAACGGTCGGCTGGCCCTCAAAGGCTTGGTCATACAAGACAGCAAGTGTATGACCCAAGCGGAAATTGCTGATTTTACCACAAAGGCCACTGAAAAATGACCGACCCAGGCTCCCCCATTAAGGACGCTACGACGAAGGTGGAAGCAGCGATTACGGCCCCGGTGTCGGCCATCGCGTCCGCGGCAGATCGCCACCTGGACCCAGACTGGCGCAACTGGCATAAGTGGTGGAGCATCCGGGTCGCTATCTTTTGGGGCGCCTTGTCGGGGGCCTACGTGGCCCTCCCTGCGTTTTACACTTCTGTCCCGCCACCGATTTTCGCGCTCATCTGCGTAGGCTTGTCGGTGGTGTTAGTTGCTGCGCGCCTATTCAACCAGCCGGGGCTATGACATGCCTGATCTTCCGCCTCCCTCTCCAAGGCCGGCCCCGCGCGGTACGGGCTGGGTGCCCATCGCCGTTGGCACGATCATGCTGTTCGAGGGCTTCATATCAGTCGGCTGGCATGACCGGATCGACCCGCCCGGCGTTAATACCGTATGCTACGGCCACATAGAGGACGTAGAGATAGGCGACAAATACACCAAAATTCAATGCAAGGAAATGCTGGCGCAGGACCTGCCGCGTTACGAGGCGATGGTGCAGAAGTGCATCCACGTCCCCATGCCGGACTATCGCCATGCAGCGATTATATCGTTCACCTATAACGTAGGCGGCGGCGCCCTCTGCAAGTCGAGCGTGGCGCGCAAGCTGAACGCCGGCGATGTAAAAGGTGGGTGTGATGCACTCTTGCTGTACGACCGGGCGAACGGTAAAGTGATCCGAGGCTTGGAGACACGGCGCATTGCTGAGCGCAAGATGTGTCTGACGGAGAAGTAAAATGCGGTTCATGTTCGACTATCTCGTCGCTGGAGCTGGTAGTCTCATTTGGCATTGGGGCACTGGCATTGGCCTCATTGTGATCTGCTTGGCGTGCGCTTTCGGTACAACGCTGGTCGCCATGATCCCTGTCATTGGATTGCCGATCGCCAATGCGCTCAGGCCGCTGCGCTGGGGATTTATCATTGCCGCCGCCCTGGTGGCTTTGTTCTTGGCGGGCATGTATGTCGGCTCGCAAGACGCAAAGAACCAATGTGTGGCTCGCCAGGTTGTGGTCGAGAAACATGTTGACACCGTGGTAAAAAGCACTAAAACACTCAAGGCGTCCAAGGCTAAGGACCCCTATGAAGACCCGGAGAATTGATCATGCGCAAGTACACAATCGGCCTCCTCGTTGTGTTAATGGCGTCCGCAGTCGGTTTGGCCGCCTGCGATGAGCCCGACGCGGCCACCCTCAAGACCATTTGCACGGCCTTGATCGGACCCATTCGCTACAATGCCGAGAACAAGGCCAGTCTGTATTTCGCCGGCCAGAAGCTGGTTTTCACCCTGAAACAGCGCAATCAGGTCTGGGACGGCTTAGGTTGCACCCGGATCGTCGGGGATAGCACGCAGATCGTCAAGAGCGTTCCAAAGCACGTCAAGGCGATCAAGGTGCGCGTGAAGGCACATAAAGCGCGCGCCGTGCGCGCGGCGCCGGTCGCCCCACCTGCCCCAACGTTCACGGTTGGGTCCTGGCATCAAAACGAAGGCAACGGAGGCTAGTCATGTCAAGCGCACATCCAGGCTTTCAGGCCGTACAGGCCAAAATAGCCAATCAAAAGGGCATTTCGTCCGAGGCTGCCGGCGCCATTCTGGCCAAGAGTACGCGTAATGCGTCGGCCAAGGCCAAGGCCAAGAACCCAAGGCTTAAACGTGTCAAAGGCTGATACTGAACTGGCTTGGGCTAGCTCATATACGAAAGGTTAAGGGCTGATCAGGTAGCTTCGGCGGGACACAAACCACAGGAGATACCAATGTCAGAAGCCCCCCTCGATACTGGCCTACTTGCCGCAGCCGCTGAGCAACCCGTCGAAAAGAC